AACGGATGCAGAGGCGTAGCCAAACGAGCAAACGAAGTCATACCCAGATTGAACGTATCACCTGGTAGAGCTTCATCAACAAAAACGGGGATCAAATACCCCGCATCAAAAGTAGTCTTATAGCCATGGGAGCGATCGAACGACGATCGCGGAATCTCAGCACGCGGAACCTGACTAAATTGGTGAGACATCGTAGAACGCATAAGACCGCTCCCACAGGGCTAGAACTACAGAGAAATCGAACCGTTACCACGCTTCGCAGTGAACCCGAGCGGAACACCCGACTCGGGAATAGTAACGCGCTCACGCGCGTCAAAACCCGTAATGAGCCTTTCCGGCTCATGCGGGATAGAAATTAAACCGGAATTATCGTCGAACTCACCGACGACATACAGAGAAAAATCCGGACCGTGCTTAGAGAACTGATGCTTATCATCATTGATAGCATCAACAAACGAGCGAATTGCTTCGCCACGAGAACGCACGAAAAAGGGCGTCATAAACGCCCCAGCAACAGAGTCATAGGCAGTACAAAGAACAAGCTTCATAGAACACGACCTTTCAATTTGAGTTTAGCCAAACTCACAACTTCACGAACACGTAAACGCCTAGACGTCTGATTAGAACGATGAAGGGAAGCCATACGACGACGCTTACGCTTAATAGACTCTAAACGAGCTTCCCGTGATTCTACAAGCGAGAAATCACCATCCACAGCAAAACGAGTATCATAAAAACGGGGAGGCCTAACAGCCATTCCATTGACCACAACACTATCATGAACATACACCTCAGATCGGCCATACCGATCAAAATAACCCGACCCAATACCGGGTCGACGAGACATCACGCAAAACTCACGCTGCATGTCACCATACAAAATATCAGCATACTTACCAGTAATCAGCTTCATACAATAACGAGCTACGTAAGCGCAGCTCTCAAAGGTCACCTCACCGAAAGGAGCATGACCCATAGCCCAACACCGATCAAGAGCAGGAGAAGTAAATAAAGGTTCTCCGCGCTTTGCGTTTCGATAAAACCTCTTGTCAGGAAAGTCCAAATTAAAAAAAAGCACGTGATAATGAGGACGGCCAAGTATATCGCCGTACTCACCACATGCAAAAAAACGTATTCCAGCACCGAATTCCTTTCGAATACGGTACATAAACTTGCGAAGATCATCCTTACGCAAGTAACCATCTGACGGCAGATGAACATCATCATACGTTAAAGTAACAAAGGAACTGGCGTCCCAAAGTCGCTTCTCATGCATACAACGCATTGCCCACTGCCGTGAGCGCTCCAAACGACAGCCGTGACACTGACCACATGGCAACTTCATTGCCACACCGGTCTCACCCTTGCGCTTGTCAAACACAAGGCGACCTTCCCGCCCCTTAGGGCGGTAGGCAGTCAAGGGACCAAAACACGGCATTACAAACGAATGCCACCACGCATAGGCGACCGCCTAGGCATATTCAGACTATTAGTCCGAGAGGCATTCTTAGAAAAGTCTCGCCGCGAGGCTCGACCACCCATCTTGTGACGTTTCACGCACAACCTCCTAACAGGGGTTAAACGAACAGAAACTAGGTACCAAAACGGCCCTAGTCTCAGTCCGCACAGTTACATCAAGAGAGAACTGTGCGGAATTAGAAAGGGACGTCGCCCTTAGGCGGCGTCCCAACCTCCTGAGGAGCCTCAGGAGAAGGCGGAGCCTGAACGGGCTCCGCAGGAGGGGCAAGACCCCAAGAACGCATCTGCTCCAAGTTCTGACGATCCTGAGCGAATGCTACAAACGACGCAGGGTCGTTATCAAACTCCCGCCGAACAACGGCGGGGAGACGAGCAAAAGCAGCCTCGGCCTCACTCATGGCCGTCATCGCGTCCATAAGATTGTCAGGCATCGAGGCAAAATCAACAAACTGGCGAGGGCCAGAGGGAGGAGGAGGGAAACCCATACCGGTCTTCTGATACCGCTTCATAATAGTATTTATATCCGCGTCAGCGGCAAACTCTTGCCGCGTCCGACCGGGGCCCTCAAAGTCAATGCTGTAATCCTCACTCTTCTCCACATAAGCGGAAGAGAGGGCTTCGCCGTTCGAATTAAGTCCTTGCACACGGGCCACTATTCACCTCCCTTAAAACGATCACCAAACAAAGTAGCGGCACCAGCCGCAGTAGCGCCGCCAGCGGCGCCAACCAAACCGCCTACACCTAACTTAGAGGCGGAATTAACAGCGGAGCCAACGGCTCCGACAACGGGCTGAGCTAGCTTCGCGCCAGCCCCAACAGTCTGCAACGCAGGATTATTAGCCAAAAGCGACGTAGCCTTATCGGAAAGCACCTGATCGGGCATATTCCTCTGAATGGACTGCTGTAAAGCAGTAGTACCCTTCATGACCTGAGCGGTCTCGGCCTGCGTCTTATCCTGCTGCATCTTCAAAAGCTCCAGCTGAGCACGATTAATATCGGCCTCATTACCGGAGCGACGAGCATGCTGAGCAGACGAAACCAAGTCAGATCCGACTTGAGAAACAGTAGTAGAAGCAAGAGCACCAGAAGGAGAAGAAGCACCTCCTTTCTGATAGGCGAGAATAGGGTTCAAGCCTGCACCCTTCATATCCGCCATAGACCGCTGATACGCGGTATTAGACATCCTCTCCTGAAAAGCCATTTGCTCGCGAGCGAGAGCGGCATCCGCCTGAGACTTCTTCTCCGCGGCAGCATAGTTGCTGCCAGCTGTAAGAATAGAAGAAATACCAGTAATAACGTCATCAATACCAAATGCCATCACAAAACTCCGTGCAAGACCACGGACGTGGGAAACTGCGTTTCCCTACCCCCTTTGCAGATCGCCCCCGGGCTCGCTTCGCTCGACAAGGGGCTCTCCAACAAGGTGAGCTCAACTTGCCGGGAACTAGCTTGCCCGAAGAACGACCACACCATCGAAGCAAACCTATCTCAGAAGTGATCAATCATACCGGGCACGCCATAAACCGGCATAGGACGAGCACACCGAAGCTTGAAAAAACAATCAAGCAAGAAATGCGGCTCCGAAGGGACCGCAATCACACGATCAACAGGAGGAAACTCCTGAATAAAAGTACCATCAAGAACAGGCAGAGAACCGAAATTCTGAGCTAAATGCCAAGTGTCGAGGGGCGTAGCAAAATTAGAACGAAACTGCCCAGTAACGACAGACGGCTTATAGCGATATTCGGCATATCTCTCCTGATAACCAAAAACGGCAGCATCTTGAGTAAGATTAGCCGAACCAACCGCGTAGATTTCCTTATTAAGCACCGCTTGTTCGCCAATATGCGAAAGCGCGGGCCAGTAGAAATCCCAACGCGTAGAACGGGACCACATCCGATTAAGACCCTGCTGATAGTTAAGATCAGCACGAGCGGATATCATCCCAATGAGCAAAGTATGCTCAGTAAAAGACTTAGTAAAACCTGTCCGGCTCATCGACGCCGTACCCATAGCCGCCAGATTACCCTGCGGCGTAGGCTCAGAATCTGTAGAAGATGTCTGAGCAATAGGGTTCACATTCAAAGGAACAGAGCCACCGCCCAAGTACTCAGGGCGATTAAGACGAGCGTCAGGAGATACCACGCCAAAGTGCGCCTGAATGATCTCAGTATATCGCGTGCCACCTCGCGCATCCCGCTCGTAAATACGCTGAATCTGAAAAGCCTGACGCAGAGAATTAATAGTCTGAGCAGTCGCTCCAGACAAATCGGCCACCAAACCCGAATCGTGCCATGCGGCAACATTCGGACTAGCAGCTCCACCACCAGTACCCGACCAAGAAGTCGGGAGAGCCGTATCCGAGGTAAACGTCAAATAACGCTGCGTACCACCAAGATTGTCCGCTTTCTTAAAACGCGGATAGGCGAACGCATCGCCGCCAGTACCGGCGGGATCCGGAATAACAGCTGCACTGTCACCAAGGCCGATAGAAACAGCCGGGCCCTTCTGAGGCCACGGCAAACAAGAAGTAAAATAGTCATGACGCTTACCGCGCCGACGAACATAGAAAGACGCGGGATCATCCCCGCTATCACCTTTCTCAATAACAGCAATATCCTGCAAATTCTGGTCACGGAACCACTCATTGTAAATGAGATTATAGGCCCGATGCCAGAGAGCAGAATGAACAAGACCCGGAACTTCCGTAGGAATTCCGAAATAGTCCTCAAGGGACTCAGCCAAGTAACCACCGACCGGCGACGTCAAAGTAGGAATAAGATAATCAGTCGACGACTCGGGAGTATCCTGCTCACCGTTAAAACGCTGCCAGTTCTCCCACACAAGCCGGATCGGAACAGCAAAGAAAAACGCATCCAAAAACATATTATCCATAAACGGATGCAGAGGCGTAGCCAAACGAGCAAACGAAGTCATACCCAGATTGAACGTATCACCTGGTAGAGCTTCATCAACAAAAACGGGGATCAAATACCCCGCATCAAAAGTAGTCTTAT